GGAGTCGAATGGTCCTTCGACGATGTAGATTGGTTTTTTGGTGTCAATTGTATCAAGTCCGTAAAGTTTCGGTGCTTCATCATCTAACATAATGGTGATATATTTAGTGGGTGAGTCATCTAACGCTCTGCCCTGAAATCCAATTAAATTCTTGGTTTCATCATAAAGTGGGATTATAATTCTACTCTCGTCATATTTGATACTATCAAACATTTGCTTCTGAGTATTGACCCACTTCTTAAATTTTGGGGCATAATAAAACTTATCAGGATCTAATTTCCTACTATCAAGATATTCTTTTGGTCCAGGAATCTCAGATGCTTTGGGAAGATCAATAGATTTGCGAAAGACTGGTTTGGTAAATTCAAACTTTGGTTCTTCTACTACAAAGTTTTTACCAGTATGACCCTCCTTAAACTTTTCAAGAGTATATTGTTTATGCACAGTAGTATCAATCTTCTTAATAAAATTATTAAGTGACATGCTGGCACCACAGTTATGACACTTGAAGTTGGTATTATTTTTTACCATATAAAAATACCCCCGCGTCTTATTCTTGTTCTTCTGAGAATCACCACAGATAGGACAACGGAAGGTATAAAGATTGTTTTTAACCTTTTTAAATTTTTGTAATCTGGAAGAAACTATACCAATATACTTGGAATCAATCAGATCCATTAAGAGGCACTACTTTGTTTCTCTTATTATAACCTCTTGTGCCGGTGGAGTCAAGAACCCTTGAAAAATTTGAGGCGCTCTCAAAACTGTCACAGCAGCAACTGCAACACCAACAGTTACCCAACGGAATCTAGATAATTGATTAACCCTATCTTCTACCTTATCAATCTTTTCTTCTATTTTTTCAATTAGTTTCATGAGTGCCTCATTAACACGTTCACCTTCTTCAAGACGATTCTCATGTCTTTCCAAAATAATTGCAACTTTATTATTATTTTCAGATATAGTTGAAACTGCACGCTCCAACTTATCCAACATCTCCTTGGATAAGTCCTCATATATATCAAGTTTGGATTCCAACACTGCTAATTTTCCTAGACCAAAGGCCATTGTTTACATCCAATTTTTACGTGTGTTTCTTTGATAGATATATCTCTTTTTCTTTTTCTTGACTGGAGGATTATCTCCTGCCTCAGATGTGCCTGCTATATTACCACCACCAACATTATTTGTAGGCACTGCTTCTTCCTTTAGGTTTCTTATAATTTTAATAATCCTATCGATATCCATTATAGTTTATGTAATTGTTCTAAACAATATTCATCATGTTGAATTTCACCCAAAGTATTGGATGTTGGATACTCAGGTATCCTCTCTAAAAATATAAGAAAACTTTTTATACAACTCCAGTATTCATATTCTAAATTGTAAAATAATAAAGGAACTGCTGCATCATTAAAGACATTAAACAAAACTGTCAGATGATTCAAAATCAAATGGATCTTCAATTCACCTGAGGTTTTATATCTTTTTAAAAGTCTTTTGATATATTTGATCTTTTTCAAATCATCATCAAAATCTTCTTTAGTAACAGCTTGAGGATTATCGTAAAATTTTATAGCAAAAAGTAGATAATTACTCTCATTCAATTCATCAAATCTCATAAATTACATATCAACTATCTGGGTACTTGGTGTCATCTCCTGCATCAGCAGTAATTCCACCTGCGACAAATACTTCACTCTTAACTCTAAGAGTTCCATGCCCGTCAACATATGTAGTCACGCCAACCCAACCAGAATGTGGTGGAGCATATAAACGTGCTTCTCCAGATGCAGCATTAGCAACTGAAACCTCAGTTGCATCTACACCATAAATTTCATTTCCATCCCAGTTTGTATCTCCTGGAAGATATACTGGAGATTCATCAATATTATATGCCTGAGTCAAACCAGAAGCTGCTGTTAAACCTGAAGGATTATCAACTGTGATTTGAGTTGTAGAGTCGACGGATTTAATAACACCACTTCCATATGCACCAAGAGTAATAACTAAACCAGGAACAACACCATTACCTGAATTCCAGGTAGTGCCATTTCCAGTAATTACACCAGCAGCAGAAATTGTGGTGACATTACCTGTCGAATATACAGTATCTTTGTTTCCCCAAAGAGTCATTTTTTTACCTGTAATTAATTTCTTTATAAAGATATTTATAAAAATAGGCGACCGCTAAGTCGCCCACATATCACTCTTCTCTTTTTACCATTGCTTTCTTGACAACTTCTAGTAGTTGATCATCCATATCAGTCTTGGTCAGCTTAACCGCTTTACCCAAGATAACAAGACAGATCTCAACCAACTTCTCACCAAGTTCTTCGTTTTCTGGAATTTTTGCAACTGCATCGGAAATAATTTTTGACGCTAGTGGGAGTAAAAATGCTAACATGATAAACCTTTACATCTACAGTCTATATAGAATCAATTTTTATTTGAAACGTATTTTTTCTGTACAGGATCCCATTTCTTCACTTCACCTTTACGCAAACGATTCTTTGCTGCATCAACATCTTTGGTAAACTGTTTCCAGTTTTTACCATGCTTCATTTTTTTATCTGCTTTAGCAAAACTCTTCTTCTCTTTGTCGTACCTATCATACTTAGTCTCTTCCTTTGAAACTTTCTTCTCAGGAAGACCTTTATGTTTTGTCTTTGCAAATTTCTTTACGTCGGACATGCTGGCGGAGGAAGCAACTTTGGCAACCTCAGGCGAGGGATTTTCCATTTCCCCTTTTTGAGCCGCCCTAACCATCCCGAAGAATCTTTGTTGTTTTTTGGAGACTGCTGGCATTTAGTCAAACCTTGAACCCATAGATGGTTTTGGTGCTCTCTTTTTGGCGAGTTTACCTTTGATTCTATCAACGGGAGTTACACCTTTATAACCCTTGGCACCCTTTACTTTTTTCTTTCCTTGAGGTTGAATTGCTTTACCTCTATCAGAAATAACACCACCAGTTTTACGTAGTTCTCCTTTTACTCTATCAAAAGTACTTCCTCCTTTTCTGGTGCCACCCTTTTCGGATGGTTTTCCAGTGCTAAAGTCCTTACCCGTCTCTTTAGCATAGCGAGTACGCTCTTCAAGTTCCTTCTCTTCTGGAACACAATTAGGAACTTCTCTACCATTCTTCATCTTAGTTCCTTTTGCTTTTTTGCCTGGCCAGCACTTAGATGCACCAACGTTGGCACGAGCCTGTTTTAGACCTTCAGCAACATCACCTTTATCTAGATCATCATAGGTTTTCATATTCCTAGGTGTTGGATCCTCACCAGCAATTTTAACACCTCTTGCTCTCATTTTATTTTTAAGCAATTTCATTTCAGTTGGTTTTGCTCTTTCATCTTCTTCTTTCTTCTCAACTGCTGCTTCTTCAGTATTGAGAGGCACTTTACCTTGCTTCTGCATTTGCAGTCTCTGACGCTCAAGTTGTTGCTTCTTCATCTGAAGTCTTTTCAGATTAGCAACTTTCTTTTGATCTACCTCACCTGCAGCATCTTCGCCAAGGTTTGGCATAATCTTAATTTTTGTCTTATTATTAACACCCTTACCAGTTACCTTCTTCTCTTCACTATCATCTTCAAAGATTACTTCTTCTGTTCTGGTGTCTTGTCCATCTGGTTTGCCACCCTTCTTACGTTGGATTGCATTATGAACCGCACCAGCATGTTCCTTAGAACCAGATTCTACTTTACCATCACCATCATAATCTTTCTTTGCTTTCTTACCCTTACCTTTTTCTTGAATAGCAGTACCGTAACTAGTCATCTCAACAGATGAAATGTTCTTATTAGCACGCAGTTCAGAAATCTTAGCACGGGATGCCTGAGTTACGTAAGTATTTCCAGATGCCTTATCAGTGACTCTAACCTTATACTTCTTCTCATCTCCCTCAGAAACTACCTCTTCGACTTTCTCTTCAACACCTTCAATGAAAACTTTGGAAAGTGATTCCAAAACTAAATCTTTAGCAGCATCTCTCATGAAAGATGTATGCTCTTCACCCACAAGTTTTTTCTTGGCAAGTGCTTTAACTGCAGATGGAGCAGGAGAGGATGCCAATTGAGACATGTATGCCTTAGTTACTTGTGCAGGACTCATTTTAGATTCCTTACCAAGTTTTTGTTTCACTTTATACTTAACATCATAAGCAAGTTGAGATGCCTGCCTTTGAAGTTTGTCATCGCCTTGTGCGTGACTACCTTTCTGTGGAGTCTTAGTTTCGCTCATTTTTCAAATTTGGACTACTTCTTTTTTCTATACTTATTTATAAATTGCATCCCCCACTTACTTCCTGGAACCATAGTTTCAGTATATTTTCTAAAAGCATCTGTACCAACCAACCTTTGATCAGCAGGAACTCCCGATGGAGCATCACTATTAGTGATGGATTCAGTCACATCTTTGATCCAAGATTTAAACATAATCTTATCCTCTGTCACACAGATTAGATAATTGGTTCCTCTACGAATAATCTTACCTACTAAACCTGTATTCAAGTTCTCTACAATATCACCAACCTTGTAAACTTTCTCTCGGATAAAGTTTTCACGAAGATTTTTCCAATCAAACTTAGGTGCAATCTGCCAAAGACTCCAACCCTCTTTGATTTGCATAGCAGTACGAAGTGTTTTATATAATTGTTTTGCTGCTTTATCATCCATCGACTTAGGAACACCCTGACGGAATGATGCATAATCTCCTTCTGCTGCTGCCTTTCTTTGCTTCGATGCAGACATTCCTTCGGTTCCTTCTGCATCTGGATCACGATCACCAGCAGACTTAACTTCTAGATTATCAAATTGATATAGCTTTCCGTTATAGTTACCAGATAAATTCTCAAACTCTTTAACTCTATCACCACCACCAATAATCCTCACACCAGCATAACCATCCATATGTGCTTTCTTCAGTACATCAAAGATTGTACGGTTTGCAGGATCATTGACAATCCTTTCACTATGTTTAGGATACATCTGCCTCATGATTTCAACCTTAGTATCCGGATCAAGAGGATTCTTTTTCTTATCTTGACTGCGCGAAGGTACAATAATATAGTCACCTTCATCAGAAGATGATGCTACTGTATCTAAAAGTTTTTCATGTCCTGTGGTTGGTGGATTAAATCTACCAAATGCAACTGTCAAAGTTCCTTTAGTTTTTTCAACTTCAGGAGGAACCATCTCTACTGGTTTATCAGCAGCAGGTTCTTGCTGTGGTACAGGTTCAGAAGAAGGTTGAGAAAGTCTTTTTTCTCTATCAGTTTGTGGTGGATCTTTCTGCCCAACCTTCTGTCTCTTGTTAAAGAACTTGAGACGACCCTTCTCAGTCTTTGCTACAAACTCACCATCTTTATACCATCCTCCATGACCATCCGACTGCAATCCCATTCTAGCTGCTTGCTGAACTGCGGTAGATTCTTTAAGGAATTGGAAAAAACTTTTCATCTATTAATATGTTTCAGTACTTCTGTTTTATTTTTGACGACGTATTGCAGGATACTATCTCGTTCCTTTATATATTTATTCTTTAATTTTTCTGATCTACACACATTCATTCTACCAGCATAGGTTTGGAAAATGTAAACAAGAAACTCATCATGAGCGTTTACTCTACCTCTTTTGCTGGGTTCAAAAGATTTAGTCAACTGACTAATAAGATGTTTCATTTTTTAATGCCGTTAAACTTAACTGCTAGATTAATGTATTGTCCAAGTTTATGATTGATTCCAGTTTTATTAGTTCTAATTGAAAAATTCAATGTTGTAGTATGAGTTCTACATGTCAAATCAATATGCCAATTTTGTTTTGAAGTTTTTGATGGGTACGCTTTTATTCCATTTGCTTTCTTAGATGTTTGAACACAGTCTTTAATAATATTTTCATCATTAATAACTTGAGTATTACTTCCAGCTGCTTTGAGAACTATTAAGGGAACACCCTCTTGTTCTGCAGCAACTTCACGAAGTAACCAATTCTTTGCCTTAGCAGGATCGTTGTTCATCATATCACAAATATATTGTCTAACAAATTCTAGTTGTGCGTCATACAACATTTCATATTGTTTTGGATTACCTTTTTCAAATGCACCTATAACTTTCGTCATCTGTGCTTTTCCATAAGTATTCTGTGATGTTATTCCAGGAATACCTGCATAAAAAGTTTCAAAAGATTTTTTTTCAAGTTTTGCATAGTCAGTTAACGCACCAAATGAAGTAAAGATTGGTCTAACATAACTATTGAACTGTGGTTCTGCAGTTTTTGCTCCTCCAGCTTTAAGAGAAATTCCTAAAATATTTCCATCTTCAAAAACCGCAAAGATATCACCCTTGTGGTTAGGTGAAACTCCTTGTGGTTTTAAATTGTTTCTATATCCCCAGACAACTTTACTAATTTTTTTTCTCTTATTCTCACCAATCAACCATCTTGTAATTGCTTGAGCATTTGTTGTTTTCTCTTCAAATTTAGAGGAAGTTGGAGCTTTATCTAAAAATGGTTTACCTGCATCATATGCACTTTTATTTTTATAAGCACCAAGAGTTTCTTTATTTGATTCTAAGAGTTTATTATAAAATTGATCAGGAGAAAGATTTGTATCAATACCTGCCTCAAAAGCAATTGCTGGAAATAGTTCTGTAATAGTTGAGTTGAGGGTGGTTTCCCG